TTCTTAATAGTAGTTCTAATTCATCCATAGTTTTAGTTTTTAGTTTTTAAAGCATTTACACCACCAATTGTAAAACCCATTCCAGCATTGAAGTCAAACCTCAAAGGTTCAGAAAGGTTTGTACATCTTCCACCAGTTTCTTTATCTTTAATTTTTTCTATTCTAATTTCTGTTAGCATCCATAAATCAGGGTGGTTAATTAATCTATGTATGCTTATGAAATCATCACATCTGTTTGCAAACACTTGGCCACCTTCAACATCAGATTTTTTACAAGGTTGTATGTAACCTTCCAATAAATGATTAGCTGGATAAACCCTTCTTGCTGATTCTGTTTGTGGATGTGTATTTATGTAAACTGTTTTTTTAGTTTCATTACAAAATTGTCTAACATCATTACAAAATTGATAATTTCTTTCAAACTGATTAACACTTCTATTATGGTTCATGCCAGTAAAAGGGTCAATTAAACAATTATCAGCACCAGATTCTTTAAATAGTTTAAATAATTCTTTATGGTCATATACTTTTGAATTATCAATAAAAATAAAATACTTACTTAATAAATTATTATTAAATCTAATTTCTTCTTTTGTTAATTCATTTAGTTTTTTACCAGTATACATTTGTATTAAATCTCTTATTAATTGACCAGCTTTATTTTCACCTGACCAGATTACATGTTTAATATCATGGTGTTTAGTTAAGCAAAGAAAGTAATATAATATCCAAGCAGTTTTACCAACATTGTCAAGTCCTACAATAACATTAAAGTTTCCTTGCTTGTATCTAATGTAATTATCCAACTCTGTATTAATACCTAAACCAAGTTTTATTTTACCTTCCTGAAACCTAAATAAATAATCTAATGAATCTTTGTTTTTTAAAATCATTTGGTTAAAATATTTTTTAATTCATCATCAATATGTAGATTTGGGTCTGTAAATTGTTTTTCCCCTACAAACCCTTTTATCTTTTCTTTTCTTATCTTATCTTTTCTTATCTTAATGCTTGAGCCATGCTCAACCCCCGCCCTTGAGCCACTCTCAAGCCCCCCTTGGTTTGATGCTCTTAATTCAGCAGATTTTTTGCCACCTTTTCTACCATTTTTTACATTAGCTTCATGTCTTTTTTTCCTTTCTTCTAATTGTTCATCTAACCATGATATTATTATATATTCACCATCAGATTTTATTAAACCATTATCTAATAATGAATTGTATAATTCTTCAGGAATTATTCTTTTGACTTGTTGTGTTTTTAATTTGCAATCTTGCGCCCAATAAAAACAACATGCTTTCATAAATGCTCCTTGTTCTTCAAAGCTTAAAAAGCTAATGTTTCCAGTTATCCATTGTGACGGATAAAATTTAAAGTATGGTAATTCTTTCATAGTTTAGTTAAAATTGTGTTTATAGTTTATTCTTTCAGCTTCAAGTTTATAATATAAAAAACTTTGCATACCATTAATATGTGAATCAGTTGGAAAAAAATATTTCCATCCTTTTGAAATTCCTCTATTAATATAATAAAAAAAACCAACTGCAACTTTACCAGTATTTTTTTTGAAATATACTACTGCGGTATTATCTGAAGTTGGTATTATTTCACTGATAACAAATTTTTCATTATTATAGTTGCCCTCTCTTTCTTTATTAGAATATCTATTTGCAATGTGTTTTATAAATGATTTTAATTCTTTTGCTATCTCTTTATTCATAGTATGCCTTGTGTTTATTGTTATATCTATTATAAGCAAATATTTCATTATCATCTAAGGATTCCCAAGTATATTCAGGAATCCTTAAATAGTCATCTTCATTATTATAATATGCTTCAGTTTTTGAATCAAAATGAACTGGCACAGTATTCCTTCTATATCTGTTTATATATTTTTTAACAATAGTATATGTTAAATTAAGTTTTTTAGATATTTGGCGCATTGTGTACCCTTGTATCATTAATAGTGTTATTTCATCTTTATTTATCAAATCATAAATAACATAGTATTTAACATTATATTTTTTTGCTATTTGTTTAGGTGTTAACCCTTGTTTAAGCAAATCTTTTATAAGTTTTGAATTCAAATCCAACATCTTCTAATAGTTTTATAGTTTTCCTATACTTAAAAGGGTAAGTCCCCTTCTTCAGCCATTTCTTCTGTTTGTACTGAAGCATTATCATCTCTAAACACTTTCCAAGCATTTAAAGCAGTATAGTAACTTCCTTTCCATTCATTAGTAATTACATTAAAGTCAACAGTAACTGTATCACCTTTGCCATTCCATTGAAGAAATTTATCTACTTTTTCTTCTCCAAATATTTCAAAGCAATATAGATTATTATATTCTTCATCTGTTTTTAATAGGAAAGATGTTTTTTTCCATTCCTTCCCAGCTTTACTTGTACCAGTTTTAGTATCAAGTATTTTTGTTATTTTACCTTTTACATTCATGTTTATTTGTTTTTATTGGTTATTTTTTTCAATTCATCTTTTAAAATAATATTCATCTTATAAATTAATTTATTATGCATTTTAAATACATAATCTAATTCTTTATTATTTAAAATAGATTGTAAATTAGTTTTATCCTGTTTTAGAACATCAATTAAAAAATCTATTTCATGATGATTCAATGTTTCTTTTATTTTTATATTCATAATTTATGGTTTATTGGTTTATATTAATCTTCTTTGAATGATAGTTCTTCTATTTCTTCTGCATATCCTTGTGGATTGCCATCCCATTCATTATACTTTGCAGTTAGATCAATGTAATCTAAATATCCAGCTTCTAACATATTTTCAGCTAATCTAAACACCTTTACATTGTATGGTATGTTTTTTTCTACTGCAATAATATAATATTTAGTATTTGGCGGAAAACTTTCTAAATACATTGCACCTTGCATTTTATAATCATTATAGTATATATCTCTTTTGAGTTTAAGGGCATCAGTACATGTTTTTATGTCTGCTATCCATCCATCACCAACCATATCAACAAACCCTTTAAAATTAACTCCTTGTTCAACCCATTCTACACGTTTTTCAGTTTTAGTACATTTGCTTATTAAGTCCATAAATATTTTATCATTAGCAACTGCATTTGTTATTTCTAATGCTGCATCTAATTCACTTTGTTTTATTATAGTTTTGTTTTTATTTATTTCTGCAAATTCTACCCATTCTTTTCCCCTTCTTGCTTTGCCTTCAAATACTACATATTCAAAGTCAAATGTTTCAGGTTGTAGTATAATTTTATGTATTAATGAACCAAATAACATTGCATCTGTTGTTTTTTGTTTTCCTTCCCAGTATGCAAGTAAATGATTTGGAGATTTTTTAAATTGTGTTAATGCTGAATAGCTTAAGTGTTCTTTTTTCATAATATATAGTTTAGTTAGTTTGTTTAAATGCATCAGCTTCAACATCAGAATAGATGCCATATTCATAAGCATTTATTAATTTTAGTACACATCTATCAATTCCACGTTTTTCGGCCATGCATCCATAATAGTTTGATGTGCAATTTTTTGTAGATGCTTCACCAACACTTACAATAGATTTATCTCCTTTTTGCATTGTAATTAAAAACCTTGCAAAATCCACTTCAGTATTTAATACTTCAAATTTAGTTAGTTCAATGTTTTCTATTATTGCAATTTTTTCTATTGCATCATGGGTAATGATCCACATGCTTTTTTGACCTCTTTTTAGTTCCCAGAAATCATTTTTTCCAAGATTATATTTTTTAGCTAATTCTTTTATTCTCATAGTTTCTAATTGTTATTATTGATTCTTTTATAGTTTTCATTCTTTTAGGGAAATAATTATAATCATTTATTTTTAGTTTATTATCTAATTCATTAAACAATTCTAAATATTGATTAAATCTTTCCTTGTGTATTATTATATCTTTTTTTGTTGGTGTCCAAGTATTAGAACATAATAATCTTTTATTGTAGTTTATTCTAAGAACTAAAAATTTAAGTTCTTCATTTAGTTCTGTTGACCTATCAAACCGTTCCCATTCTTCAAGGTATGTCATATAGTGGTTTAAACTCATAGCATTGATTTTACTTGTGTTAATATTTTATAGAGTTCATCAAATTCACCAGTTTCAACAATTAGGTGGTGGTTAGTTTCATAACTTGTAAAAGTTATTATTTTGGGTTGGCCTTCTTTTTTTTCAATACTTACTTCCACATCAGTTTGGCCATCCTGAAATTGAAATACTTGTTTAGTTGTTGTTATCTGCATAATTATAATTTAATTTTAGTTAATAATTTTTCACATTCGCTTTTACTATTTTCTTCAACATAATCTTCCATATATTGACAAAATAATTTAGAATAGCTTACACCATTCTTTTCAGCTAATTCAACAAACTTCATCATTAGTTCACGTTTGTTTTCTGGTATGTAAAATGTTCTTACCATTTTATTCTTTTATTTTAGTTAATAATTCAAGAATTTCATTTTCTTGTTTCTTTCTTTCTTTTAGTGCTAATGCTGCTAAGTGTGGAATGTCATTAAATAAAGTATCAGCATTAAATACTATTCTACCATTTCCACATTGTAAATAAACTTCACCGTTTTCACTCCAAAGCATTTCTGATTCATGTACATATAATGTATTATCTTTTTCCATAGTTATGATATTTTTAAAATTATAGTTGTTATTAAATGATATGCTATAAGAAATATAGCAGTTAAGGCAGTAAATTCTAATATTAATTTTTTCATAGTTTAGTTGTAATTATTTAACAAATATATATAAATATATATATAAAACAAAACATTGCAAAGAAAAAAAATAAAAACAGGGAATCAAATAGGGGTTTTTAGGGAAATTAAAAAAGGTGTGTCAATCTGGCAACTTGGCCATCATGTTTTGAAAATATAAAAGCTTCAATAGCTTGGTTATTTGATGAGGTATAACCCATCTTAGAATGCCATGTATCAGCTGGTGATGGACTACGGAAAGATTCTAATGTACAACCCACATAATCTTTACCAACTTTGTGATGAACATGGTGGGTAAACATGTATCTATACTTTGTATTACTCCATTCTTTTGCTTCATCAGCCATTAATAAAGGTAACAAGTCCCATTTTGCACCATGGCCATGTGTACTGCCAATTAAATTATTATAGTACGTAAAATATTTACGGTGATGCAAACTAATGTCAAAACTTATATTTTTATTGTTTCTAAAATATGTTGCAATTACATCAGCTAAACAAAACCCAGTCAAGTAATCATGATTAGATGAATTATAAACTATATGAATATCAGGATAAAATTCTAATAAAGTTTCTATTATATTAATATATAACCTTTTAGCAATATGAAAATGCTCATAAAATAATCCGTCTACATCCTGAACAGTACCATTTGTTGTTTTTCCACCACTTGAACTGTCAATATGCATGGCATCATTGCCAATTATTAGAATAATTTTGTCTATATTGAACCCTTTGCTTTTTTCTAAGCAACCTTGTACACCTTCTAAAGTTCTAATAACTGCGGTTTGTTTATTGTATTCTTCACCAGTTACAAAGGATTTACAAAGCTTTCCAATGTGAATATCTGCTGGTGATAATAACAAGCAATGGCCATCATGTACTTTAGGTTTTTTAACTTTATTGAAATCAGGCGCATATTCTTTTAAATCTTTTACTAAATCTTTTTTGAATTGTTTTAAATCATTAGTTCTGTAACCGCTATTTTTAAAATATAATGAAGATTCTTTTGATTTTATCCAACCTGAATGAATGTCATTTGGATTGACACCTTGTAATTCTGCTTCTTCTTTTATTCTCCTGTATTTTCTTAATACATTAACTTCATCATGTGTTAATCTGTACCTTGCATTGCCTCTACCTTTTTCTGATTTATTAATTTTCATACTAAACCAATTCTTTTAAGTATAGCTAATGCAATTAAAATTACAATACTAAAGATAGCCATCGGCTTGTATTTCTGCCATGTTTTTTGTTCCTGAACAATAACCTTTTCAACAGGTATAAATCTATCCTGAATAATTGTATCACTTTTACACGTGATTTCATGGTATATCTCTTGCCTAAGGGTGTCATAAAAGTATCTGGCTTCAACTCTTTCATTATTTACTATAATAGTTGTATCATGATAATTTACAGTTTCAATAGTATCATAATTAAAATTATCTATAACAATAGTGTCAATAATTCTAATAGTATCTAACTGTGTTAATTGTGGATATTTTCTAACTAATCTATTTAACCTTTTTTGAGGTGAACAACAAATTAAAAAACATATTATGAGAATTTGGCTAATGCTTTTTTTAACCATTGTTTTGTTTCAGTTCCTTTAAATAAAAATAATGCTAATGATACTGCTAATATACTAACAAAACTTGCAAAGGATTCTTCACCATAATAGTACATATATACATTAAAAATAAATAATGCTATGCCAAGAATGTTAGTTATTATATTTTTTACTTTATTGCTCATTTCTTAGATTTTGATTTTTTAATGTCCCTTGCTTTTTTGCTTTTGGGTTTAAAACTTTTAGGTTGATATTCCATGTATTCTACTTCTGCATCAAAACATGGACACATTTTCATAAATTCATGTGGTTCTACACCATCACCATCTTTGTCTACTGAATAGTCCCTATGACCATGAATTGAAGCTTGTGGATAAATATTTTTTAATATTTCAATTATCTTGATCAATGACTTCTTTTGCGCTTCTGTTCTTGTATCTTTTGCTTTTAAATTAGCATCAACACCACCAATGTAAGCAATGCCAATAGATGCTCTATTTCCACCACCACCAACATGTGCGCCCATTGTATTTACTGCCCTTCCAGCTTCTATAGCTCCGTCAATTCCGATTACATAATGGTAACCTATTCCATTCCAACCCCTTCTTTTATGCCATGTATCAATAGTTGCTGCGCTTACATTTACACCTTCTTTTGTTGCGCTACAATGAATTACAATATATTTTACTTCTCTCATAATTGTTTTTTTGATTTAACATATGTATAGTAGTATTTAATATCTTCACTACTATGTGAGTAATAATTACTCATTTGGTTTTCTTTTTCTTGATGCTGATTTTTTAGCATTTTGAATTAACCTTTCCTCCATCTTAGCAATCTTTACTCTTAGTTCTGTATTCTCTGTTATTAATACATCTATCTTCAATTCTAAGGCACTAATTTTTTCTTTTAACTCATGAATAACTTTTAATGAAAGACCATCTTCACGTTCTTCTTTCTTTGCTGAAATATCCATTCTTTTTTTCCAAATATTCCAAACCTCTTTTAGTCCTAATGCGCTAACTATACCAGCCAACGCTATCAATAAATTGTGGTCTTCCATTACTATGTTATTTTCCTTGTCCATTATATTTTTTAGAGTAGTTTTTACTACCTTTTAATTTACTTGTTTTGCTCTTAGCATGTATGCCTTTTCTTTTACGTTTTGGAGCAATTTCTATTTTTAGTGTTCCTCTCATTATTCAGGCATTGGCTCTGACCATTCAGAAGTTTGCATTAATTCTAAACAATCTTGATGTGATAATTGTTCTATTGGAATAACAGAGCCATCTTTTATAAAACTTGGTTCAATATTATATTTTATAACAAATTTAGATTTATCAATTGATTTTCTTATACTGTTTTCATTTGTTTCTCCAATTTCATTAAAATCAATATTTGATAAATCTGATATGTTAATTATTGCATATATCATTTTTTATATTTTTTAACTTGGTGTAGTAGTTGTTTTGTCGGCTTCTTCCATGTTATAGCTTAATGCATTGTTTGAAGAAGTTCCTTGATTTGTTAATGTCCAATTTCCAGTTCCGCCAGGATTTGAAAAAGTTGCTTCCTCTCCCATTCTATACCATACTAATGGGTCTCCAGCATTGCTTAAATTATCTAAGTCATTTGGCGCACCTGAATTATAAATTTCTGTTATTGCAGTTGAACTTAAAGCACTATTCCATATTGCTCCTTCATCTATCAAACCATTAAAATAATATTGGTAACCATTACCAAAATAAATTTCAGTAGCAACACTTTGTAGTGCTGGTGTTCCAGCATCATCAAAAGTTCCAACCTCAGAACCGTCTAAATAAGCTCTTACAGTATTATCTGAGGCAGTTCTTGTAACTGCTACATGATACCAATTACTTTGTGCAGTTGCTGTAGTAATCCTATAGCCACCATCCCAAAAAACTTTTAAATTATTATTGGTTTGTTGAATTAATAAAAACGGGCTGCCTGAACTTAAAGCATTAGCCCATTGAAATACTCCTTGTCTTATTGAGGTTGAATTTCTGTAAAACCAAAAAGAAAGTGTAAATTCTAAATCTGTTCCTGATGCAAAAACTGAACTTCCAGTACCAGTGCCATCTAAATCGGCTGATATGTATTCATCCACTCCATCAAAAGTAAATGAATTAATATTTGAATAACTTGCAGCAGTTATGCCAATTGTTTGTTCTGTAAATGTTCCATCAGATAACTCATATTTAACAGTATATGAATTTACACTTGATGTTGATAATGTTATTTCACCAGTTGATGAATTAATACTTAAACCGCTTGGTGTAGCACTAAAAGTACCCCCAGCATCACCAGTAATAGTAGGTGTAGGGTTACTACCATCTTGAGCATAACTATCAGCAGAATAGCTAAATGAAGCATCTGAGCAGTTTGCTATGGATTTATAAGAAGAACCCCATCCAATAGTATTATCACAAACACCAACCCCAAACCAAGAACTTTCATATATTTTACCAAAATCTGACATACTTTTTTTTATTTAATATTTATAAAACCCAACCCCCAAAATTAGCAACAGTATCAGGATCAATATCACCATTTGAATTGCTATTATATTCTGGGAATAAATTAGTGTTAAAACAAATGTAATCAATGAACCTATTTGTGTAATGTTGTGCTTTAGTTCTTGTATTCTCAATTAAAAAATCTACTCTATCTTTATCTAATGCAGTTGCATTTTCTGGGCTATGTGAAAAGATTCCACCATTAGTTATGTTAACACCAGCAAAAGGTAAATATTCTACCATTGCCCAATATATTAACATGTCTTTCAAATAATCTTTTACTAAATTATAATAGTTAGGATTTAATAATTCTGTTAATTCACCATCTCTAATAAGCTTTTCAATCTTTTCATATAAATCTGTGCCTAAATAGTTTTGCATGTGAATGTCTTGCGCCAAACGTATATAGGGTAGAAATTTATCTGGATCTAAATTCCCATTGGCACTTGTAAAAGTGACTAAATCTTGACGTGTTATGAATAATGCTTTTGCCATATCTTAATTTATTTAACTCCCGGATAATGTCCGTTATTAGGCATGTTAATTGGCGCTACTTTTGCTTTATTGCTTCCAGCTGGTGAACGTCTGTAACTTTTAGGAATTGATTTTACTTTTTTATAGTCAGCAATATCTTCAGTTCCTTTTTCTTTGCCTTTTTTTAATTTATATAATACTTGCACCCACTTGTGTTTACAATATACACCGCCTTTGAATTTAAAGAGTGAATATGATTGACCATCATGCATTGGCAGTTTAGCTGATTTTTCAAAAGCTACTGTACTTGCTTTATCTATATCTTCAATTCTATAAACTATTTTATTTGCAGTTCTTGCCATCATTGCTTCACAAAATGGCCTTGATTTATTGCCTTTTTTATTTGGTTTATTAGAACCCTTAGTATATTTAAATCTAATCTTATAATATGATTTATCTAAAATACTAAATCCGCTTGGCCTATCATCAATACTTGCTAAATCAGTTTTAATTAAACTATTTGCCCAATCTTCTTCATCATTAGTTTCTAAATAATCACGTTCAGCAACTTCCTCCCAATCTTCATCCATTACTTCACCTTCTAAACCATCTAAAATAACTTCATAATCTTCATCACTTAATTCTTCTTTGCTTAGTTTAGATTTACTAATTATTTCTTCTATTTGTTGGTATTCATCTTCTTCTTTAAAATCTTGATCTTCAACATCAATACCAGTTTCTTCTTCTATTACTTCAGCATCCATATCTTTATCTATTTCAATGAATTCTAAAGGTTCAATAGTTTGGAAATAAAGATTTAATGATATACCATTTATGGACATCATCTCATCCAATGCATCTATCAGCAATTCTTGATATGGTTTTATAACTACATTATCAAATAATAATGAAGCATTTTTAATTTCATCTGCATTACTTGAAAACCCATTAGCTGAGTTTAAACCGATTAAAATTGGTGATGTTACCCTATGTGTTACCATTATCTTTTTAGAGCATTCTTCACTAAGATATGAGTAGTGTGCTGGTGCATCATTCAAAGGAACATCATCAATAGTTGTTTTACTTTCTGCATCATTGTTAAAAGCTATTATTACTTTTTCACCATAACTTCCAGTCAGTTTTGACATTACGTCATTCTTGATATTTAACTGTTTTTCCCTATCTGGTACACCATTGTTAAAATTCACCACTTTAGTGCCTGAAAAACCATTCTGGCAATCATTAATTAAATAGTCAGCAATCTCTTTTTCTAATGTTGCGTAGCTTATTTGATAATCAGCTGGTGAGTAGTAGTAATATCCAGTTACATACCTTCTAACTATAAAAATTTCATTTTGTGCGCCTGAACCAAATACTGGAAATCTTTTTAATTTAGTATTTCTATTAACATCTTTCCAATCAGCACTATAATAATAAGCTTCTATATCACCTTCTTCATTGCATTTTTCAGCACGTAAAGTTTCCCTTGGAAAATGTGTAATGCTTTTTATTTTATTGCCTTGATATGTAACCTGAAAAGCACCCTCACCTAATAATTTTAAATCTTGACAAACCCTTCTTAAATCTTTTTTCTTTAAGATAGATTTCATGTTTGCATATTCCTCTGGCTTTTTATGGCTATCAGTAGCATCTAAACCTTTGCCATAGATTCTATCTACAATACCATTTATAACTGCATTGTTAGTAGTTGAATCCATGAATGCATCTATCAAATTCTGATAGTAATCATTATGTTCACCAATACCAATCCAATCTCTGTTTTTTTCTTCAGTGATTACTGGTCTTTCATATTGGTTTAATTGTATTAAATGTAAATTATCCATCTAAATATTTTATTTAAGCATAAATGTATTCATTATTGCTTGTTGATTTTTCAATATATACATTATTGCTAATTTCAAAAGTAGATAGTGTTTGATCAGTACAAAATAATTTGTCTTTAAATATTAAAGTATTATCAGTTGTATTATTAACTTCCACAGTGTAAAAATTAGCTTCTTCAAGGGCTTGTGTTGTGCTATAAGTGTAATAGTACTTAACTAATGTAAAAGATGCATTAGAATCCGTTAAAATAACTTTATTTTGTTCTTCACTTTTTATAGTTACTTTATACACCTTAGAATTATCAATAGTTTCCCTTGGAATTAAATTTAGTAATCTTGTTCCGCTTTTGGTAATTATTTGCATCTTTTTTTATTTTACTTTTAAAAAAAAAGGAGAGAAACAAATTTGTAACCCTCCTTTAGCCAACTTAACTATATATTGAATCACACTAAACTATGAATTTTGTGCCTATTTTAACTATTGGTTCCCTGAACAATTGTAAATGTTCCACTCATTCCAGCAAAAGGATTGCCAGCAACTGCACTTTCAATGAACTGTGCTGGAAGTTTTTCCATTCCAACAAGTGTCAAAGAATAACCCGCAAAATCACCCATTGCAGCACCAGTAGCAATTGAACCACCAGTTACATCACAACCATACTCAACTCCACACATCACACAATTACCATTGTTGTCCTCTACCACAATATGTGGCCTTCCGTATGAAAGTAATTTTACTTCTTTATTATCTTCTTTGCTTAATTTTGGTAAAGATAGTGTTAAGGTTTGCTCAAAGAATGTTGTGCCATTATCTCTTGATGAGTTAATTGCTTGTTCTAAAGCACTTGTTCCTTTTACATCATATTCATATGCTGAAGCAGTTCCAGTCATATCACTAATTTCATCACCTGAATTTGTAGTTACTGTACCTAAATCCCCAAAATTAACAAAATACACTTTAGTTATTCCGCCTATTACATCTTTACAAGGGACTTTTCTCCCTAAACTAATATCACATGCCATCTTGTTTTTGTTTTTAATTAAGGGGGGAAATTAATCCCCCTTTAATGGTTATTAATTAAATTATATCTTAGGTATAATAAGTTACTTCACCTAAAAGACCGATTTGAACACCAGCTTTAAAACGTGCAACAAATCTTACATTTTGGTCACCTAAAGTATCAGCAGTATCAATTAATCTTAATTCAGATAAATCTCCAAGAACACCACATCCGAAGAATAGGTTTGAAATTTGCGTACACATCATTTTGTTAGCTGGCATACCAGGCGCTAAAAAGATTGGAATACCATCAAAAGTAAGTCCGCCACCATTATACCATTGTGTCATTTTATCATCAGTACCAGCACCACCAGTTAATGCAAAACCACCTAATGCTCTTACATAAGCTTGAAATACTTTGTTTCCAACATAAATTCTTAAATCTTCTTTATCTAAGATTGCAGGAGTGTTAGTAGCAACATGATCAACTACTTTACCTAATTCAGTAATTACATTTGAAGCAGTAACATCTGTTCCAACTACAATTGCACCACCAGCTAAATCAGCTATGTTAGCACCAGCAATAGTTGTGAATCCATCAAACTCACCAGCATTAGCATTAACACCAGCCCAAATGTTAGTTTCAGTTTTAGCAGCAATCTTTGCAACATACTGTTGTACAATAAAATCTGCAAATGATTTTGGTAAACTTTGGTTTTGAACACTATAACCCATTTCAGCAGATTGCCAAGATTGAGCAAATGTCTTTTTACATTCTGTTTTATTGATTTGGAATTCTTCTACTTCAAGAACTCTTTCAGTAAGTGTTAAAGTACCAGCATCTGTGTAATCACATCCTGCGTTTACTATTAAATCATCTCCCATTACTGATTTTTGCATTACTTCTTTATAAGCAATGTTTGGAAGTATTGTTACACCTCCATTGTCAAGTGTTTTTCCACTTGTTAATGCTGCTGCAATGTATTTATCTTTAAATTCACCAGCATATGTAGTTGTTAAACTTGTTGCCATTTTTATTTGTTTTTAGTTATTTAATTTGTCATATATCCTTTGTTGTAATGTCTTAGGATAATTAGTTTTATTCAATGTAAACTTACTTTCATTTGAAGCTTCTGGATTGTGTTTTACTGGTTCAGCAACTTCAGCTGAAAGTTCTACATCTACATTTTCTTTAATTTCTTCTTTAGATAATTCAGATTTAACTTCTTCATTTGTTTCTTCAGAAAGTTCTTCTGTTGCTTCTACATCTTCAGGTGCATCAACTTTATCTTTTTTAAGGTCAGCAATGGCATCTTCAAGGTTCTTGATTCTTTTTTCCATTCCTTCCCAATCATAAACAGCTGCTTCTTCAGCCATTTCTTCTTTGATATCTTCTTTCATATCTTCTTCTTTTGCGGGTACATCATCAGACACGTCTCTCATGTCTGCTATAATTCCTTCTTCTTCAACTACTAAAAGCTTACCATCTTCAAGAACATACTCTCCAACTGGCATTGCAATTCTTTCATCATCTGATTTAATGAATATAGCTTCCCCTTTTTTAAATTCTTCTGCTTCTACTACTGTGCCATTTTGTAGTTTCATTTCAGCTAATTCAACTTCTCTAACTTCTTCAGTTAGTTCAATTCCACCAATAATGGTTTTAATTTTATTTAACATGTCATTTGCTTTCATACTATATAAATGTTTTTTTTTTCAACTTGTTATACCTTTTTTTTATTTTTTTTTAATTATGCTTGTTTTTATGCTTGTGTTTTGCCTATTCCTTGCGCCCTTAATGATCCATCACAACATTTAACACTATATGTATTGTCTTTACATAAACAACCCCTTTTACCGCCCTTTGGTGAGGTTCTACTTTTTTCTCCGTCTGTTAGTTTATTTCCCATTTTTATTTATTTATATGTTTTTCACATGGCATGTACCATGTTTTTTCATTGCCCTCTAAATCTTGGTATATATGTGTGTGGAATCCAGAACACCCAATATTGATTGCCATTTCTTCTGCTTTGGCTTGTGTGCTATAAGCTAATCTATCATCTATTACTGCATAATCTTCATCAATAACCATTGATGCTAAATTAACTTCATCAAGTTCTTTTAATTTACTTAATGACCACCTTAAACCAGCTTTACCGCCCCACAATAAATAAGATATTGTTCCACATGCTTTAGTATCACTTTCATCATAATATGTTTCTGCCCTACTTAGATAGCTATACATTCTTTTAATAGTGTCTACACTTATATTTTTTTTATCTGCTAATTGTTGTGCCCTTACTTTGCCAACTTGTGTAGCACATTTATTATTTACTTTTTTATTTAGTTCTATTCCCCTTTTAGCATTATTACTAACTGCATCAGGATAATCATTGTAAGTTTCTAATTCAACTTTTTTTTTAAATAGGTTTCTAATTTTTTCTATTTTTTCTTCTGCTTCTTTTTCAGCAACATCTTCTACACTTGCTTTTATGTTTGCTTTGTCTGCAAAATACCCTTCAATTGAAAATCCTTTTACTTTATCTGTTTTTACATATTCATTCCAGATTTCATCATTGTTTACTTTCATTGAAACCATCCATGTGCCTACTGGAACATCAAGGCCATAGATTTTGCTTTTATCTTGATCACCTTCTACTATCCATGATTCAACAACTGTTAAACCGTTTAAGTTCATATTGTGTTCTAAGGTTGCATTGTTTTGATTTCCATTCATAAAGAATAACTCACTTGCTTTACGTACTGTATCAGCAGAAAAATATACATAGTATTCTTTCTTTTCATCCTTTCTATATATAGGTTTATTTGGTATTAAAGCAGCGCCCATTAAGATCCGCTTCTCATCATCTACTTTTGCAAATTTGATTTCTTGTGATTTTAGTTTTATAAAATCTGATTCAATGGCTGGTGATGATACAATACTTATTGCGTCTATTCCAGCAGTTTCATTTTCTTCATCTAATAAAAGTTCTATTATTTCCATTTTGTTTTGTTTTTAAAAAGTTGCGGTTTGTATTATTGCATTATCTAATTGTTGTGCAGTTGTTACATCTTGTGATACTACAAATGCTTGTATAGGCGGTTGACCTTGGCCTAATGCGGTTGCTATTTGATTAAATCCTGATTGGCCTACTACATTAAATGCTGGCGGTTGCGTTGTTGCTCCAGTTCCCCCACCTATGCCAGTTGATGGTGCTGGTGCTGGTGCTTGTTCTGGACTGTCAAATTTTGTTTTTGAAATAACTGCTATTTGCGCTGCTCCAGTTGCTGCAATAATTGCTGACTTGGCAAATGCTACACCACTTGCAACATCAACTGGATTTGCATATGCATTTATTACACCTTGAGCAGTTGATATTATTGCTTGTGCTATTCCTACTGCTTTATTTACATTAAATGCTTTTCTTGCACTTTCTTCATCTTCTTTTGCAAATGCTTGCACTAAACCATTTATAGCACCTAAAGCATCAGATGCAATTGTTAATTTTTGGTCATTTAATTGCCTTTGATTAGCTAATTCTTCATCAGCAAACTTTTTTCTTATATCTGCTTTTGCTTTTTCTTCATTTAATTCTAATTGCGTAGTATCTTCACCATGTTGTATTGCTAATTCTTTTAATCTAAAATATTTATCTTGTACTGCTTCAATCTCTATTTCTTGTTCTGTTAAAAAACTTTGTCTATATATTTCTGTTTCTTCTTCTAACTCTAATAAAAATTCATTTCTAATATCTGCTAAATTTTGCTCATGCTCTCTTTGCCTTTGTAATTCTTTTTCAGCTTGTTCTTTAGCATCTTTTTCTGCTTGTTCTTTATTTTTCTTTCTTTCTTCTTTTCTTTTATCAGATGCTTTTTTTTCTTCTTCTGTTATTTTTTCTTGTTTCTTTTTTTCTTCTTTTATTTCATTAGCATTATTTGTTTTAATCATTATTGCTAAGTCAGCAGCTAAATCTTTTCTTTGTTGTTGCAATTCGGCTTCTTTATTAAATAAATCGCCCATTCCTTTTGCATTTGTTTCCCTTAATTGTTGTTCAGTAAAACCCATCAAAATTGCATCTTTATTTTGTTCAAGTTTTAGTTTATACATTTTAGTTGTTGCAGCTATTTCTTTATTAATGTTTAATATTTTTTGCTTCAATGTATTTTCTTCCATCTTAGCAATTTCCTTATTTGATTTGCCTTGCGCTTTTGCTAATGCCACTTGAAGTTTTAAATTTCTATCTAATTCTCTACCAACATTTTGAAAAGCTTTTGTTTGTTTATCTAATGCTCGGTTAGTTTCTTCTATTTCTGCTGCAAATTTTTCAGCTGCTTCTTCAGCATCACCAGTACCGCTAATCCAATCTCCAATGGCGCTAATTGCTGAAGATATTCCAATAACTAAAGCGCCAATACCAGTTGCCATTATTGCACCTTTTAAAACTTTAAATGATAATGATGTAGCTTTTACAGATTTACTAAATAAACCCATAATTGCAGTAGCAGCAACAGTAACAGTATTATTAATTTTTTGTAATGTGTTTGATGTTGCTAATGCATTGTTTAATAATTTTCTACCAGCACTGATACCTTCAATTGCTCCTTTAAATGCCATTGATATACCAATAGCAGTACTAATTTTTTCACCAACTTCTGATACTGGGCTATCTTCACCGCCAAGTAAAACAAATGCACCAGTTAAATCACCTACTGCCCCAGTCAATGCGCCAAACTCACTTGCAACTTGTTCTGAATCTAAAGATTCTAATGCAAGTTCTGTATTCTTTAATTGTTGTTGCGCTTTGGTTAATTCCCTTGATAATTTTTTAAATTCTTCACTACCAAATTCGGCTTGTTTTAATTCATCTTCTAATGAACCAATAGCATTTTCTAAGTCATTAATATTTTTAATGGCCTGTGGTGCGCCCTCTACATCAATTTCTACTAAGATAGTTTTCATATTCTTTTATTTTTTTTTGTATTGCACCTTCTTCAAAAGTTTGTGCATATAAGTTTTTACCTAATGCAATATTTATGTTATGATCATATATATTATTTTCCTTGCAAAATTCTAATGCTTCAATTAATTCTTTCATGATGTTGGTTCATTTAATAATTCAAGTGATGATTCTCCAGTTTGTAGTTTAGTTGTTATTTTATTTATAGTAAATGATCTTCCATTTACAAACACTTTATCAGCTAATGAATAAGTCAATAAAAACTTTAATGGTAATATGGCTTTGTATTTAAATATTCTTGTTCTTGTGTTAAATACTCTTGTAATATAATTTTGATAAAACTTTTGAAATAAAGAATTATTATCACCACCATAATCAGTTAATGTGTAACTATTAATCTCACTACCAAAGTTTAAATTAAATGCTGGTGCAGTAGATGCAGTTCCTAATTCATTTGCGTTGTGAGGCATCCAATAATCTCTCATTGAAACTGGTGTAGCTGATGGTGCTAAACCCCCATCATCAGGCCTTGTTGATGGCAAATAATTAATAGCAGATGAAGCAGCTATTGTAGTTTGATAAACTCCATAAAATAATAATGGTTTTGTTAATACTTCATTATCTGATTCATTTACAGTCAAACCATATTGAACATCAGAAGAAAGGCCATTAACCAAATTTAATAACCTTTCATAAAGTATATGCCCAAACGGTGAGTCAACTTTATATTGATTTCTTTTACTTGCATCAGAAATATAATCTAAAGAACCATACTTTCTGTTGTGTATATTGCTATATGCTTGCGCAAGTTTAGTATTAGGTTCTGGATAACTAAAATTTATATCTGAAAACGGAAGCGCTTCACTTACTGTATTTTCATCTGTTTTAACATATTGGCTAATATCATGAGTAGTAGTTGAATCACCATAAAAATCATCTAATGTTTTTACTACTATTTCATTACTATCATTTAGAAATGCAGTCAAATTAAATTGCTTAAATAAACCTTTCAAAAAATCAATTATTTTCATTTCTGGTATTTCTTGCGTTGGCAATAGTAAACCAGATGTTGTTGCAAGTGTTGAACTTACTGATGTATAAACTGATTTATAAATTGTACCTGAACCACCCCCAGTTATAAAACCATCAATTAATTGAACTGTTATTTCAGATTCAAATTCAAAATTTGATGCAGAAACTACCCTTGTGATTAATTCTTTTTTAGCACCAATAGGTAAAGGATTTAGTGAAAATGGGCTTTGAACTGTATCTACTGCAACTGTCAAAGTGTTAGTTCCAATACCAGTTAAAGTTCCTAATACATTATCAGTTAATGAATCAACAACTTCTACTGTATAACTTGTAGAAGCATATGTAGCAGTAGGTGTAACTTTAGTAATATAATTAAAATCATTTAAATTTAAAGGTGATTGAGTGTTCTCTATTTTCCATTTACCGTTATCAAATAAAGCAGCTGAAGTAGAATTAAAAAATGTGCATGAAGATGGAAATGCAGTATCACTACAAGTAAAAGTAGTATCAACAATTAAATCATAATCAAAAGAATATTTGCCAACTTTTCTATTTAACCATAAATACAAATTACTAAATGCAGTTGAATCAAAAAATTCACTTGATTTAAAAGTAATTCCATATTGTTCTTCTATTGCCTTAATTATTAAACTTGCTTTTATAGCTGGTTTTAAATCTTCTGGCATTACACCCCTTTGGTCATTATTTACTGTATTAGCTGCTGATATATTTCCAGCATCAGTATTATTCCCACCTGAATTTAAAATATATCTTTGTTGCCTTGAAATTAATGGGTGTATAATTGCATCAGTATATGAAACAGAATCAACAGTAAAATCTAAACCTAAATTTAAACCAGCTTCAACATTTGCTGGTGAATTTTCAAAAGTAAAATTATTTAACCAAGCTAAATTATCTAACTGGTCTTCACCAAATGTATTATTCAATGAAACTGTTTTACCAAAAAAAGTAACCTTGTAAACACTTGGCTTATTGTTCTTCATTTTAACTTCTTGAAGTTGTATTTTGCCACTTTTAAAAGGTTGGTAATTTAGTTCAATGATTGCTTCACTTTGTATATTGCTATCAAATCCATCTATGTCAGGATTGTACCAATGTTGAAATAGTTTATTATTAATTTGTGATGCTGGTAAACTAAAAGTTTGTGAAAAATCTGTAAACACTTTATCAATATCTCTTACATCTTGAATCACTTGTGTTAATGTTACATTTTCATCACTAAACATGTCTACCTTCACATAATCTTGCGTGACATTGTTTCTAAATTGTGGCCTGATATATAATATTAATTCTTGCATTAATGTACGTTATTAATTAAATCAAATGCATATTCAAAATTGATAGCATAGTTTATTAATTTATCATTTAAACTTGTTTTAAAACTTAGTGAACTATCAGCAACCTTCATTGGAAATACTGTACTGTCTTTTGTCATCCATACTAAATTGCTAACTAATAATTCTTCAAATGTTGGATTCATGGCTTCATCAACAAAACCTGAATTAATGCTTATTGATTCATTTGCATTTATATCATATGTTCTTTTAGAAGCTTCAGTTGTTGTATAGCTTACATTAACTCTATCTAATAAATTCCTATTAAATTCACTTTTAGTTACATTCATGTTTTCTAATGACTTTTTAAAGAACCATAAATCTTGCAATGCTCCATTCTTATTTATGAATGTTATTTTAATAGGTGTGTATTTGCATTCTTCTACTTCTTCAAGTGTTATAATTGTGTCACCTACATTCCCAGCAATATCAATTCTATCAGCAGTACCAGAATAAGTAATATATTGGATTTTTTGATTAGTGTTTCCATTGTCTGTTATTGCAGTTGTTTGAACATTAGAGCCATTTAATTTGAATGTTACATTAGTTGCTGATTCAGCATTTATTGGCAATACTATTGTAGTTCCTTTATTATATTGCATATAACTTGCAGTTACTAAATCATCTAAATTTAAAAGATAGTTTGCACCATTCTTAAACTCACTAAATGAATCAAATGCTAAAAATGTACTTGATGAAGTTGTTACTGCACTTGCTGTTGTATATTGAAAATCAGCAATTACCCATAGAGTTGATCCAGCACCAGAATATGAACCAGTAAAAGCATGAGAAAAGTAATCTTGTATTAATTCACTTATTTCAAATGTTACACTTGTTTCACTATTGATAGGTTTCTTAGTAAGTGTATATTGTGGTGAAGCTGGCTTATCTCCAATCACACCACTAAAAATATATAGCTTTAATTGTGTTGATGTCAATCCAGTTACATTTGCTGGTCTTATATAATATGGTGACCTTGTTTGTATTCTTGTACTCATTCTTCTAAATTTAAATTATCTTCTAAAAACCCTTCTAATATTTCATCTTCAAATAATGGAAATGCTTCTTCAAATGGTTTAGTAAAAAACATAGTTGCCCTAATTCCTTTTTTATATATGCTTCTGGCTATTAAAAAGTTTAATGATTTCCTTTTTATAAACCTTCCCTTTTTATCTCTTGGTGCTATTCCACTTCTAATGCTCCATTTATCAAATACATTGCTTGGTGGCATTTTATTAGTGTACTTAAATGGTGATGTCCTACTTTCAGGATATGTTGACTTTGCACCTTTTACACCTTGATCCTGAAACACTCCATAATTCTCAGCTAAAAATGAAACCTTTCCTTTATTAATATTATAACTTAAACTATTTGATAAAGCACCAGTTTTATCTTGTGAGCCATATTTGCCTCCCTTAGCTAAATTCTCTTTAGCTTTTTTTATGACGTATTCGGCATACTTCTTTAATGCTTCTTCAAAATTTTTCATTAGCAATAAGTCATATCTGTATAAGTGTTAATAGTAAATGTTATTGCCCAGCCAGCTAACATGTTTTCAAATCTTTCTGTAAATGGTTCACAAGTTGCATCACCTACAATTTCAAATTCATCTCTATATGCATCTGCCTTTTGTAATACTCTCATTATTCTTGTGCCTAATGCTAATTGAGTATTTAGTATGTCTTGCCTATTGTCATTACCTAAAAATAAACTTGCATCTTCTGAGTTGCTTACATCTACTAAATCCATTAAAAATATTGTCATGTTCTGCTGAACTATGTTATTAGTAATAGTTGCATTATTAACCATTATATGGCACAATGGGTATAAGCTTTGTTTTTGCAAATCAATGTCTGCTATATCTCCAAATGTAACCTGATGATTAAATGGTTCAGCACTTATTGCATTTTTAATATTGTCTATTACTCTGTAAAAACTATTCATACTATATATTTTTTATGTATAAGGGAGAATGTCCGCCCATATCTTCTTCTATAAATTCATTTAAAAAATCTAATGCATCATCAAAACTCATATTTTCATCTTTTATAGTAATGTCTAAACATTTCCAAAAGTCATATATTACTCTTAATGGTTTTGTAGCAGTAACACCAATCATGGCATCTTCATAACCATCTGCAAGAACAATTACATCATCTTCTAAGAATAGTTTCCTTTCTATTAGTTCTTCTATTATTTTATCCTTTTGCATTTCTTTTTAAAATACTTTCTTCAACTTTTGCTTTGTCCTTTTCAAATGATAACATATACAAACATTGATGCAACTTTAATTTAGTTACTTCTGATATGTTTCTAATATCTCCCTTACTGAGTCCGTAAATGGATTGATACCAACCCCATTTTTTAATGAAGCTATCAGATGTGGAGGCAAATTCACTTCTTGCTGATTCTGTAAATAGTTCACTATATGTTTCAATAATTCTTTTTTTAAATTCCAAAAAAAAAGTAGTGAAGCCATTACAATATCTAAAGGCATATTCTTCATATTATATTTACTTGCAGTTTCATATTCTTCTATTCTGTATTGCCCTTTTCTTTTAAATGATATTGGTCTAAATAAAACACCCATTGCTTTATCCATTGTTTCCCATTCATTAAGATAATTATCTAAATCAACATACTCCCCAAAAGTCATATCATCTAATTTAGGAATAAAGCCAAATTCTTTTTCATTCATTCTAAACCTATCTTTAAATGCTGGTTTATCTTCAAATATTTTATTTAAGTCAAAAGTAATTTTATTAATGTCTGTTACTTTCATTCTTAAAGCATCTATTAACCTTGTTTTACAAAATATCTCAATCATCTTCTGTTGGTAGAAAGTATTCATTTCTTTGCCATCAGTTATTTTAAGCCATTTTTGATATTGGCCTAAAGTGATTTCATTTAGTGATTCTGGTATAGTTAGTTTAATTGCCATATTAAAAAAGGTTAGTTGATGTATATGCTTTAATACTTAATTTAAGTTTTTCTTGTTCAATATATTTAATGTATTTAATTATCTTTTTAATAAGCTTCATATTATATAAATGTTTTTTTTTTGACTTTGTTATATAGGAATTTAATATTTATTTTTAATAGTAATGATATTCACCTTTATTTGGATTCTGTAATTGATAGCTAACTGCATATCTTAAAGCATCAATAGCATGATTAAATTTATCTATTGGTGTTTGTGATTTCTTTTCTAACCAACAGTAGTTATTTAGTTCTTTAATTAAATCTGTACTTTCTTCATCAATAATTAAATCATAATCTTGCAATAAGCTAATGCCATAAGTTATTGAACCTTGGCCTTTTATTGCTGCTACTATATTATTGTTTCTTGTTAACTCAGAAATTAATCTTGGTTCGGCTGAATCACCTACTATTAAATCTCTATTTGCAAATTTAGTGTTTAGTGTTGCTATATCACTTGTAGTTAGTTTAGGTTGGTAAAAACATAACTTAACATAAATAACTTTATTCTCTTTATCTATATTGGTTTGTACTAAAGTTGTAGGGTCATTGCTAAATCCATAATCTTGGCCAAATACATTTTTACCTACTTGTTTAAACTTTCCTATTTTCCAATTAGTAAATATAACTCCTTCAGCTTTATCTAACCATGAACCAAGTATAGTATGCTTGTATCTACTTGGCCTTCTTTCTTTCATGCTTTCTATTTGTTCTATATAACTTGCGCTTAGGTTTTCAATGTTATCTAAATAAGTACTATGACAATAAGTTACATTTCCTTTAGTTCCATTCATTCCAGCTTGTACACCTTTATCTTCATAAAATCTTTTATAAATCCAATGTTCCTTAGTTGCTGGGTTCATTATCATGATAACCCTGTTTTTAATTCCTTGTTGCCTTACACTTAAATCTATTTTATCAAATATATCTTCATCAACCATTTCTTCTGCTTCATCTATTATCCAAGTTGTTATACCTTGTAATGATTTTAGATTTGCAGTTTGGTCTCCCGAACTTGTTTTAATACCTCTAAATAAAATCTTGCTTCCAGTATCTTTACATATTATTTCATCTTTAGTTATATGAAATAAATTATTGTAATTTAATAAATCTATTTTTTCTTTAAATTCAGGAATAATTGAAATAGCAGCAGACCTCAAAGTATATCTTGTAAATAAAATCTTATGCCTTTCTTTTGATATTGTTAGCATTAAAGCTAAAAAGGAAACTGCAAATGATTTGCCAGAACCTCTGCCCCCGGTATATATAAAGTATCTTGATGGATTGCTAAGAACTAAAAATTTATTGTTTACCATTCTTTTTCATTGCTTCCATTAATTCATCAAAATCAATACCCACATCATTAGTATTTAAATCAATAGTTTCTTTTGCAGTTCCATATAATGAATCCATTAGTTCTTTATATGCTCTTACATCTCCTTGGCGCATTTTTTTAATCAATGCCAGTGTTCCTATATCTTCTTGCGTTAATTCTTCTAATTCACCAGTTATAGGATTCTTAGATTTCTCAGTAGCTTCTAACCACTTTCTTGCTATTGTACTTCTATTTTTACTTCCTTTAGGCCTTCCAGCTGGATTGCCTGATTGTCCTTTTTTAAAAGGATTTAAGTTTTGTTCATTTGCCATTTTATTACATTGTTAAAGTTATTCCAAATTCTGTACCTTTTCTTTTTACTTTTGCTATCATTGAAGGATAAAGATTTATTAATTTTTTAATACATTCTTTTTCCATATTTACTGTTCTATAATCTTTGCAACCACCAGCATCTTTATAATGTTTGTTTGCCCAGTATAAATATTTTATTCCAAGTATGCCACCTTTATTTTTAATATGCCTTAAACATATTTCATAATCTTCTTTTACTAAAAAGCTTTCATCAAATAAATATTCTTTATCATTTATGATTCCCATTATAGAGCCTAAAGCATATGTTTTAAACATAATTGGTTTATAACTATAAGCACTTCTTGTACTATCATCTGTTGTTACTCCCCAAATTTTATAATTTAATTGTTCTGTTAATTCAAAATATTTATTAAACTCATCTATCCAAAAATACTCATCATATTTTTTTAGATTAATATGATTTACATTTCTTTCATTTCTTTTTACATATCCAATTTTTTTAATATCATCATCTAACATAACAACCCTTTTATCATTAGAATTATTTAATATATAATTTCTTGTTGCTGTTATTCCTTGTACTTCATTAGGTACACATTCAATATTTTTTACAATAGATTTATATTGGTGATATTCACTTTTAGGAATAAAAAATGTAGCTGAATTTTTAAAAATTTTATTAGTTGTAGTTAATCCAGCTCTGCCTTTACTTGGTACTGCTATTATCATTTATTCTTTTTTTAAATTCATTCCACCATAATACTCTTTCAATACTTGCACTTTCAAATGGACTACCTTTTTTATAACCACCATTTTTAACCATTTTGAGTTGTAAACTTTCTTTTAATTCTTCCCATTCAACACTGTTTGGTTCTGCCATAATTAAAATATATTCTTTTGGTGGCTCTAATTGTACAGATTGAGGTAATTCTATTTCATCATCATCTTCTAATTCATCTATTTTTTTATCTATGGGAATATCTAAACCCCATTCATCAAGTATGTCATTATCCCACTCATTAGCTATCATATCCCAATCCCATTCACCAAAACCAACATTATCTTTTACTATAAATTCTCTCTGTTGATTCTCTGTTAATTCACTTGCTTTGATTACAGGAATTTCTTTTAGTCCAGCTTCTTGACAAGCTTTCAATCTCATGTTTCCACCAAGCACAATCATTTCTTCATTTACTACTATTGGCCTAATGTCTAACATTTCAGGAAACTCTTTTATTGACTTTACAAGTTTATGAAATTTATTATCCTTTATTAATCTCGGATTGTTCGGATTCCTTTTTATCTTGGATATTTTTATTTTTTCTGTTTTCATATTCCTTTAGATATATTAGTAATTTTTGTTCTGTTTCTTTTCTTGTTTTGTGTTCACTTTTCTTTGTTTTCTTCTTCATAGGTTTTGTATAAAGTTTTCATTTGTTGTATTAAGTCCCTTACACAAGATCCGCAGTTTGATGATTCTTTTTTGGCATTGAATACTCTATTGAATATTTTTAATAGTTCTTTTTGTTCTAAGTTGGTTAATGTGTTTCTATGTTTGCTGAAGAATTCTTTTAGATAGTTGTATTCTTCTTCTATTAAGCATTTAGCATTTTTATATGGGAATAGTTTATTTAGTTTTTCTTTTCTGGCTTCACATCCGCAATCTTCACCTAATATAAATTTAGCTACTTTATCTATTCCTGTTGCTTTAGTTATCTTTTCTATACTATCTCCTAAACCTTTAGATTTCATTTTTTAATTTTCTTTTAATTTTTTTTTTACACTTGCTTATGGTGTTTTGTACTACTACATGACTAATTTTAGTTGCTTTACTTAAACTCCGAATTGTATGAAATTCCTTTCTATATAAATTAAATAGTTTTCTATCAAACCAATAAAAAGAATTTACTATTTCATCTATCTTCTTTTCTATATTAAATTTGTTTATTTCTGGTTCTTTAGTTTCTATTGTATGATTATCTTTTAATTCTGTTTTTATGCTTTCTTCTTTCTGCGCTTTTAAGTACATAGTGTACAAAATTTTATTGACATATCCAATATGTGGTTTATTGTTTTGTATTGCTTTTTTTATTACCTCATCTTTTGATCCATGAATTTTTAAATACATATCTTGTACTATATCTTCAGCATCTATGTTTTCATCATTTATTAAAGCATCAACATTTGAAATCCATTTATTATGATATTCAGCTAATAATGATAATACTTTGTTTTTATCCACGTTCTTACAAAACTATAAATTTTTTTGATTTCATTTAATATTTTTAAATATATGTGTTATTACATCAACAGTCCAACCGTCACCAATTAAATCACCCGCTTTTTTTTGATTTAAAATATTTGTATATCCTTTAGGAATATTATGTAACTTTTCTAATTCATTTTGATTTACTGTTCTAACTTTGTTGCCCTCATTTATTAAAGTTATCATTCCAGTAGTGTTATTTCTATGTATTAAATATTTTTGTTTTCCACCCACACCAGAAGAAGTGTTCAAACAAGTATGTTTTCTTTTATTAGTTGTTCCTGAATCTAATATATTTTGCAACATTATTAATTTATCTTTAGGTTGTGGAATATTACTAATTAATCTACCAGTTATATCATAGCTAAAAGGTGGTATATTAGTCCAATACAATCTATCTCTTAATGCAGCGCTAACTAAGCTGCCACATATTCTAACTGGCTCACAATTTAATTCATTACAAATAAACCAATAATTATAATTACTCATAATTACATTTTCTAATAAAAAATATTTTGGTTTACATTCTTTTAATATTCTTACATATTCAAAAAATAAACTACTTTTAGTTCCTTCAACTCCTTTACGTTCTTTGTTAGCCCTACTAAAATCTTGACAAGGTGAACCACCAATTAATAAATCTATTTGTGGCAAATCTTTTGCTTTAATTTTTGTTACATCACCTAATTGAATTGTGTTTGGATAGTTGTGTTGTGTTACTTTAATGGCGTGTTTTTTAATTTCAGCAGCAAAATATTTATTATATTTTATGCCAGCTTTATTTAAAGCAATCTGCCCACAACTCATGCCATCAAATAAACTAAGTACGTTCATTTCTAAATTCCTGAAGTTCTAATAATAAATTTAAAAAGTCATTTAATTCTATGGCACAGTAATCTAATTGAAAGTTTTTAGTAAATACTACTAATGGTGTTTTGCCACGTGGTGCATCATTTCTACTTTGTTCTAATGCCTTCCAAATGTTTAGCTTTTCTTGGTTCTTACATTCAAAACTAAATTCACTTATTATGCTTTTGTCATCAATACAAATAATGTCACCTTTGAAATCCATGCCGCCTGAAAGCGGAGTTCTTCTTACTTTAATGTTAAATAATTCTTTTAATTTATTAGCAATAGATAATTCAAATCTTTTGCCCTTTTGTTGGCTTGATCTTCCACCCATATTTAAAATATTGTTAGTTGTTGTTTATGTTGGTTAATTCTTTTTATAGCTGCTTGATAATAATCTTTGTCTAATTCACAAGCAGTCAAATCATATCCTAAGTTATAAGAAGCTATTGCTATTGACCCACTACCCAAATGAGTATCTAAAATCTTATCTCCCTCTTTTGCATAATTCATTAATAACCATTCATATAGTTTTACAGGCTTTTGTGTTGGATGTATTCTGTTTGTGCCACTCCATAGGACTTGATAATTATTGCCTTGAACATTACCTATATAAGTGTATGAATACATTTTGACAGTATTAACTTCGCTATAATACGCTATTTCACACTCGCTAAAGCTTGGTGCAACTTTTCTTCTGCCTATGTCTTTACCTAACTTATTCCAAATTATTCTACCACCTCTTAAACCCATACCATCAAAATAATTAACACCCCATATTATTTGTTTTTTTGTTACTCTTTTTAGTTCTTTAAAAAAACTTGCGATTGGTATTTCTTTATCCCATTTTTTACCTTTTTTATATTTTTTGTTTTTGCCACTACCCATAGTCATTTCAGATGCACCAATACCATAAGGAGGATCAACAATAGCCAAGTCAAAGTAATTATCTTCATATCTTGCCATTAGTTGCATATTATCTTCATTAGTGATTTTCATATTAACATATTCTTAATTGTGCAGTATGATTATTTATTCTTTTCATTGCAGATTCATAATATTCTTTGTCAAGCTCGCAAGCGGTTAAGTGATAACCTAAATTATGACAAGCTATTGCAATGCTTCCAGAACCTAAATGAGTGTCAAGTATTTTGTCTGTTTTCTTTGCGTATCTCATTAATAACCATTCATACAGCTTAACTGGTTTTTGTGTTGGGTGTATTCTTGTTGTGTTTTTGCCGTTCCTATTTGCCCCAGAAAAAAAAGAACATATTTTAGTAGATGAAGTGAAAGAGTGTGAGGCTATTTCAGCCATTGCAAAATCATTATCACCTATTTTTTTATCCCAAATAATCATTTTATCAAATGGCATCCCAAAATAATTTGCACCCCAAATAATTTGGTTTTCACTTACTCTAATTAATTCATTAAAATATTCTTTT